AAGATACTCGCCTAGAAATCGTCCTCGTAGATGATACTATCCTAGTATTCCCTGCTAGTAAGTTTATAATCAAGTTTCACAAAGACTACTTAGCGTTGAAGAAAGAGGATGGGAAATGCTAACTGTAAAAATAAATTCAGCCAATAACTTTACAGCGGTGGAATTAGTTAAGCTAAAATCTGCTGCTGTGTTGTTGGAGCAAGTAGTAAACAGCCAAGACTTTAAAGAGAGAGTGCTGACCTATCCCTTTATTAATACAGATGGCCTCACCAACCAACAAATATACAACCTAATAATGTCTGGCAGGGAAGTTCTAAACAATGCGGTTGATAACGAATTAGATATAGATGTGACAATGTACTACTCGCTCAGGGGTGTGATTGGCTATACATACCCTAATATTCTTCGCACTTGGATGAATAGAAGGTTCTTTAAGAAGTTTAATGCTGCTGGAGTAGCAAGCAATCTAGCTCACGAATGGTGCCACAAGATAGGTTTTGACCACTCATTTTACTACACTAATAATCGTAAGAACTCAGTACCATACGCAATAGGGTATATGGTAGAGGAATTAGCAACTCAAATATAGGAGATATCCCGTCATGGTAAATGTTCCCTCAAAAGTATTCAACAGGCTTATGAAGCACACAGGCACAAAAGACCCAAAGAAAATAGTAGAACACTTTGATGAAGATGAAGCGATTGAGAGTGGAGACAAGAAAGATACTGGGAAAATAGATTTGTCAGGCATTAAGAAGTGGAAGAAAGACTTAGATGCTAGCGACAAAGATTTACTTCGCCGCGCAGACCAGGTGGACTCTGATTTAAGTTTCGAGGAAATGGACAGAGTAAAGGCGCTTGGGGGTGGGGATAAGTACATGCATCTCCCTTTTGACGGTTCCAAGCCCAAGTCGATTACCAAGAGAGTTCGTGAAGTTGTGAAAGATAAAGAGACAGCTAAGCCCAAGAAAGTAGTGGAAGTAGAAACCACTGTTGTTCCCCCAGTTCACCATCAAAGCGCAGGTTCTAAATTATCTGCTACTGGTCGTTCTGTCCCTGCTTCTTCAGACGCATACAGACACCTGCAAATGGCTCAAATGGACCCTGGCTATGTTGAGGACCCCTATAGAGGAGTTGGCTTAATTGGGAATGCAGCACTAGATGCAACCATGTTGAGAGGCGTTGGCGGGGCTGTAAAAGGTTTGTTTTCTGGAGCAGGTAAGTCTGTTGCAAAAGATGTTGGGAAGTCTGCAGCGAGTGAGGCAGCTAGACCCATAAATGTACCCCCTCCACCAAAAGGACCCGCTGCAAACCGAAATACCTACATCGAGAAAAAGCTTGCTGCTGGTGAGAAAGAAGCTCGTGGTTTGGCCAGGCGTGAATCAATGGGTGATGCTGGCGGAAAGAAACCAGAGGCTCCTGCTCCAAGTAAACCGGAATTAAAAACTTCTGGAGAGAAGTTCCAGGCTAGAACTAATTACATCAAAGACAGATTGAAAAAGGGAGAAGAGAAACCAGAGGCTCCTGCTGTCGAGAGTAAGCCAGAACCTAAAACATCTGGTGAGAAATTTGAAGCACGTCGTAGCTACATTAGAGACAGATTAAACAAAGCTAAATCCGATTACGGCAAGTCAGCTAAGAAAGGGGATAGTGATGGGGTTAAAACGGCACGTAAAGAGTTGAGTAGCATCACTTCAAAACTAAAGAACAGGAAATAACCATGGCAATTCGGGACAAACTAACTACTAAAGGCGGAAACAGAGGCTACGCAATGGTTCGCTCAAAGTACGTTAAAGGTCCTGATGGTTTCGGCAAGGTAATCACGTTAGCCAGGGAAACTCTCATCGGGAGAAATGGTGGGAAAGACCCTGGCCGTGATGTTGTTGCTGCCCATGAGGACTTTGGAGCACATCACTCTAAGGATGTAAAGGACCAGGAGGCAACCTTCAAATCTAGGAGTTGGAATACCTCAGAATCCAATATGAATAGGGACTCTGGTATTTCCGCAACAGATAAGTTAAAGTTAAAAAACTATAAAGCACCTGCTAATAAGAAGAAAAATTTAAAAGATATTATAAAGAAAAAAATAGATGGAGCTATTTAATGGCTAGAGAAATAGAGATATCACCAGAGCAAAGAGAGTTAATCTACCTTGTGATGGATGCTAAAGAGAAAGCTAAAGATAGAATAATCCACTCATTTATCCCTGACAATCCCAAAGCTGTTCCATTCCCGGAGCAGCTTAAGTTTTTTAAGGATAAGTCTATCTCAAGGCTTATACGCGCAGGTAACCGTTCAGGCAAGACTTTCTCAACCATGCGTGATTTAGCCTGGAAGATTACTAGAACACATCCCTATCGTAACAAATGGAAACATAAGTACGCTGAATCAAAACCTAAAGTATTCTGGATAGTGGGACCTACATATGACTTCGTAGATAGTACCATGTGGGATATGTATTTAAAGAATTTTATTCCTGATTGGTACTATACTGACGATGATGGTAACGAGATGATAACTCGTACTAACCAGCGGCACATAGACACAATTACATTCAGAAATGGTGACACAATCGAATGCAAAGCGTATGCGCAGTCTGACCTGGCTGTGATGGGTCGCGCAATTGATGACCTTACCGTTGATGAAATGCCCCGTTCACTCAAACTATTATCTGAATTAATGACACGATGTTTTGACCGTGATGGTGAAGTCACCATGGGATTCACACCTATCGTGGAAGACGAAGATATAAAGGACTACATTGAACAATCAGTTAATATATCAAGACATTCCTGGTCCCTCCTGTCTAACCCTCACTACAGAGATAATCCCGAAAGAACAGCACGTGCACTCGCTGAGTGGGAGCATTTACCTGAACCTGAACGAAACACCCGTATACGCGGAGATTGGTATTATGAGCGAAAAGGAGGGCGTGTTTTCGAAGGCTTGGAATGGGAAGAGGTTGAGGATTTTTCTGTTCCCCATGAGTGGAGAAGATGTCGCGTTGTTGACCCAGCATCCCATGTAACCGGCTATTCAGAATGGTGTGAGAATCCCAACACAGGTCAGTGGATTTGTTATGTGGCTTTGGAGTTTAATTGGAAGTCTCAGAGAGCAACGGACACAATGATTCTCGAAGAAATAGAAAAACTACGTCCATTTCCTGGCTTCATATATACACTATCTCTGTATGATAATGCTGAGGCGTGGTTCGGTTCCAACGGAGCTAAGTTTGGATTTATCCCTTGTATGTTAAAAAACAGAGCAGCCGCTATCATGGAAACTAAGCGAGCTATTCAAACTAAGAAAGTCGCAGTATTCAAGAGAGCTGGAGCTATCCTTGTTAAACAGACAAGCGACTATCAATTCAAAGCTGATGGAACTATCGAAAAAAAGAAAGACCATGTGTTAGATACAGCGATGTATTTTATTCGACAGATTCCACCTAAGTCACAGATACCCCCAAGACAGTTACAGGAAAAAGATTATATCAAAGCTCAATACTTTGCTGAACAAGAGAAACGCGCTAGTCAACCACCGCCGAGTAGACATGCTTCCTATGTACGTCGATTCACGCGCAGAACATGTAGGTGATTAATGAATAACATAATTATTGGGATAAACTTATTGATGCCTCTATCTGTTCTCCTGTTGCACCTTGCATCTAGGCGACGTTTAGCTCAGGAGCTACAAAAACTAACTAAATACAAAGAAGAGACAGACCATAAACTAGAGATACTCATCAAAGTATCACACAGGCATGAGCAATACATTGACTCTTTAAAACAAAAAGCAGACGAGCTTTTAACCAGGAATAGAAGGAATGGGGTACGTTAATGGCAAAATTAAGAATCCAAACTGATGAACAGTTACGTGAGGACCTGCGAAAGAAATTCGAAGTCTGTGAACAAGTCATGAACAAGGTTGTAATCGAATTTAACCTATGTAACGAACTATACCAGGGTGTTCAATCCAACTGGAGAGAGGGTGCACTAGACACTGCACTACTCACACAGTTATTCGTGAAGCGTCCCAGTGATGATGATATCCGCCTAGACTCAACGGCGCTGATACATGCTACTCTGTTCCTGCATTCTAAGTTGAGTATTTCAGACCCTCAGATAGTTATGAAGCCACTTAACTCAGATATCAAGAATCTTCGGGCTGCTCAGAATGCTCAAGTGATTGTGGAGCATATCAAAGAAGTGACCCAGATGTCAGAAGAGCTACAGAAAGGCCCCTACTTAGACACTGCTGTCAAGGGTAATGGTGTAGTCTTTGTCGGTTGGGATGGGGATGCTGGTGAATTAGAGGCAGATGCAATTGGGAAGGACTTTGACCCGACTAAGGATGAAATCAGAATGACAGGTGATTTTGTTCTTAGAAGTGTACGTCCAGAGTGCTTCTATGTAGACCCTTCTGCATCTATCCTAGAGAAAAATGCTGGCTACTGTTTTGAAATTGAATTTAAACAGTTTAATGAGCTGGCTGTATCTGCAGATATATCAGAAGAAATAATGGAGATGATTAAGGAGGAGATGAATTCCGAAGAATCTCTCTCACTAATTAAGAAGCATATCAACAACAAAGTAACAGCAGATTCAAACACTATTGTTCCGATATACCACTATTGGGAACCTCATCGTGCATGGAATGGAATGCTGGGAACACACATTGTTTTCATCTGTGCAAAGGAACCTAAGATTGTCCTACGTGAGAATAATCACTATGCCCATGGTAGGCTCCCCTATGCTATGTTGACTGATATTGACATTCCTAACTCAGTGTATGGTATGAGTCGCCTTCTGTTTGCACTTCCTCTAATGGAGGCACTCAGCCAGATGTTTACTCAGGTTATTGCTAACGTGGAACTACATGGGAACATCAAGATGATGCTTCCTGAAAATTCACTTAATGATGAAGCAAGTACCAACAACACATATGACATCCTGTTCTATAATCCAGCAACAGGGGCAGAACCAAAGCTCTTGACACCCTCGCATATAACAACAGATATTTGGCGTTTTGAGGAGATAGCTCGCTCAGAAATATCTAAAATATATGGAATGGGTGAGTTTTCACAGGGACAAATACCGCGTGAATTATCTAGTTATGCTGTGCAGATTGCAATTGAAATGGACGATAAATTCCGAATTCGTCTATTCAATAAAAAGAAAGAGTTCATAAAGAACATTTATGAGATGCTCTTGTCTACCACAAAACAGTATGTTAAGACTAAGAGAATGCTTAAGATAGTGGGTAACGCTAAAATTTCAGATAATGTATTTTTTGACTCAAGCGATTTGGAAGGCGATTACGGTATTAGCAGTGACTATGGTATGTACTTACCTATTGACCCTGCTGCACGTAAACAACAAATTCTCGAATTGGTTAAGTCAAATATCCTACAAGATGCAGGAATAGATATGAAGAAAATCATCTCTGTTCTGGTATCTGGTGATGTTCTTGAGGTGAAAGATTTGGCTGAGAAATCAAAACAAATTCAGGATAAGGAAAACCTGGACTTAGTTACTAAGATAGATGTTCCTGTCCAGCCTTGGCATGAGCATGAAGGCCATATTACATCTATGAGTGAGTTCATGCAGACGATGGAATTCGAAAATCTTCCACTAGATATCAAGACTCACATGTATGCACACAAACAAAAACACATTGAAGAATTAGCTAAACTAAAAGCTGAGGCACAAGCAGGTGCTCCAGGTGGCGAGAATCCTCCCCCTCCAGGTGGCGGTATTTCCTCCACTCTTGGTGCTCCTCCGTCAAAACCAACAACAGGAATTGAGAATTTAACACAGGCTCCAGCTATTTAAGGGCTGGGCTTGCTTTTGAGCTACGCAGTGCTCTATATTACTAAAAGGAGATTACCTACATGTTTTTAAATAGTTCTTTCTATAGCAGCCCAGATGAATCAGCAGGTGCAGATGCATCGAGTAATGGTATTGTTGCAAGTTCGCCTGTTAATTCTAGTTCAGTTGCGAACATATCTAGCAGTGATGACCTGTTCAGAGGCTTCGAAGAGAAGATGGGTTTAGCCAGTTCTGAAGCAGATGATTCTGCTTTTAAAGATACTGTTTATGGGAATAGTCCTTCTGACGCCGAGACAATTGAAGAGTTTGAAGCTAGTCAGATGACTGAAGAGACTACTGATGAAGCTAGCGATGACAACCTTCCTCTTTATGTATTTAAGGAGAAAGTGGGAGACAGGGAAGTCGACCTTGTCATTGAAAGCAAAGAACAACTTGACCACTATTTAAAACGTGCAGCGATAGCTCCTGAAATATTCAAAGAGAATAAGGTTCTGAAAACAGAAGTAGCTGAGTATAAAGAGAGAGCTGCAGATGCTGACGAATTTGACCGTATGGTTCGAGAAGAGCCAATGGAGATTCTCAACGCAATTATAGAAGATATGGATGAAGGCACACTCAATGAATGGGCAGCCACCCTTGTTGAAAATCTAAAACAAGATGCAGCTCAACGGGAGTACTTCAAGAAATTGCGGCAAGCCGAGTACGTTCTGAAACAACAAGAACGCCAAATGCAGCAGCAACAGCAATTTGAACAACGCAGAGTTCAAGCAATTGAACAGGAAAACATTAAACAAGTCCAGAATTGGCGCAACAATGAGTTTCAGAAATGGACTGCGAAGATTCCATCTGAACATCATTCTGTTCTAAATGACATGATAGATGATACATTAAGCTATGCGAGTAGGCAGGCAGATCAGGGTATTGATGTTGATTTAGTCACCCTAACAAACCGTCTAGCTCGTTATGCTAATACAATTATTGGCTCTCAGAAGTCAATCAATAATAAAGTCGGTAAAGCGACACAGGCCGCAAGACAACAGGCAACTACAAAATTACAAGCTTCTACCAACAGACTCAATGCTGGTAAGAATCCAAATAGCGCAGGTGCTCCGCAATACAAGAACACCGATGATATGTTCGCAGACCTCATCCGCAAAGTCGGAACAGGCGAGGTGCGAGTTAAAGCATAAAGGATAATACTATGCCAGTATTAGCAGGTACTCCAACATTTACAAGTGGAACTTTCGCACAATCTGAGCTTCTGAAAATTATTCAGGAGAATGGCTCTAAAGTATTGTGGAAAGAAGTTGATGGCCTCGACGCTATTGTTAAGAAAAATGAGTGGCCTTGGGGTAAAGAAGTTCGCTATTCTCTCACCGTTGATGCCGGTGGTGGTGCGTTTGCAGGTATTGATTTCAACTCTGGTTACTTCGCACCTGGCGACAAGGTCAGTTCTCTGACCGGTGTTGTTGTGCCTAAGTTCCAGACGTTCACGATGCAATTCGAACGCTTTATGGACCAAATGACCAAGTCTGCTGCACAAGCATACATCAACTCAATGAAACTTGAGTTTGACCAAAAGACGATGTTCCAGAAGTCATTTATGAACGTACAAATGCTTGGAGATGGCACAGGTCGCTTTGCTACTCCTGTCGGAATCGGACCAAGTGATGATGCAGTTGGTGTATCGCGTACTGTAAATTACGTTGGCGGTGGTGCTGTTGCTACCTCATGTATTGCATTAAGTACAAACTCTGCTGCTGCAGGTAACGCTGCAAATGTTTCTCCAATTAAGATTAAGATGTCCAGTCTTGATACTGCTGTTGGTGATGTTGCACACCTCATCGAAGGTTCGATGGTTTCATTCTTCTTCGCAGATTATGATTCAAACAATGATGGTACTGTAGATGCAACTGAAGCTACCTGTATCCCTCGTTTACTTGTTCTAGGCTTTGGTGACGGACAAGCTGCTGATACAGCCATCCTTGCCGGTTCTTCAAATATGGCTACATATGACTCTTTCCGAGTTGTAAAAGTAGAACAAGAAAATGATGCAATCTACGTTATGCCTGGTCGTACTGCAACCAAGGCTGCTGCAACTACTGCTGGTGCATATACCTCAAACACAGACTTCCAAACAGCTTCATGGATTCCCGGTGTTACTCTAACTGGTGCGCTA